CGCAATGATTTGCGTGGGAGGGGGATTTGATACCGGCTCCTAGGAGCCGCCCAGAGAGTTTCAGTTCGAGCTGGGGCTGAACGATCGTTTGAACAACGATCCCGAATTAGCTTAAAGTCTGCTCGGTACAGACGGGCCGAGACCTGAGGTCTCCCGCACCATATAATAGCCCAAGGATGCGGTGTCCCCACGCTGCAGAACAGGCAGCGCAGGGGAAGAAGATGAAGAAGTCACAGGAGGAAGGGCTTGGTCTTTGGGGAAATGGTGACCAACAAGCTCGGCTGAGTAAGCAGCAAGCTTTTTGGTCAGCATCTCTTCAGAAAGGGACCCAAGAGAGCCACGTCCGAAACCAGAGCGACGGGCAGATCGACTGACGTTGTTAGACGCCATGTCCATCATGTCCACCGCGCTGATCGACGGAGTCACAGCAGGAGAGAGCGTGCCGATCTTGTTGGCCACTTGATCCAGAGTAAAGCTGGGAGGGGTGTACTCATCATCACCAGAAATGTCAAGACCTCCAAGCGTCTCAACGTGAATTTGGAAGCTGCACGTGAACGTAGTTCCCGTCGGCCAACCAGAACCCACCACGACGAAGATGGGAATGTTCGTAGTGTTTGAAGCGCCATTGATAGTGATAGTGGCAAACTCATAGTCAGAATTGTCTGCAGGACGGTAGGCGACCTGTCCTCCGGTATCAGAAGAACCGGAAGGATGGAAGTCTCTGTACTGTGCCATGTTCTGAATATTGTTGATGGAGGTATTATCGACTGTGATGAGGGCATCGTCGGGAATGAAAATGCCTCCAAGACGCCCTCGAGCGGACGTCATAGGGCACGACGCGACGACTCGGAGGGCAGCGGAGACTCGGCGACCTGTTTGCGCTTGAAGGTCAATCGTCGCAGCGTTCTTCACACCCATGTTAAAGGTAAAACCTGATCCAAGGGTGCTGAGAACGTTGGTCGGATAACCAACAGCAGATCCAGTCGCACTGCAGTTTACGCAAGCCGAAATAGAAAAGCAATCCTTTCCAGTAGGGATGGTTGTGGCCACAGTGTACCAGCCAGAATGCAGCGCAGTGGGCACGAAACAACCGAAACCCAACTTTCCAGGAGGAGCGTTGAAGGGATCTTCAAGGCTCTTGATGTAGGTCTGCATGGTATGCATATTTCGGGGATTGGTTCGCTTGATCATGCGATTAAAGCTGACCAGATCGCCATAGGCGGAGGTCGACTTGGTCGCAGGAACGTGGCTGAGAGTGGTGATGGCACTGTTGTGTTTCTTCTTCTTCTTAGTAGCATTGCCTTTAGCCAAAGCGGCTCCAACGAGCGCGCTAATGTGTTTACTTGACTTAGACATAGTATTATTCTTTTGGAGGGAGAATAAAATTATCATCCGCTACTAGATGACAACCAAGAACGACCCGAAGAGCTCCTAAGCCCGCTCTAGATCAGAGTGGTACGACTTGTAATAGTCAGCAGAATGCCATTTCTCAGGGGCATGTTGCCTTAGAAGCTGATGGAGCACGTGGAAAGCAGGATGGTACGCGTACTCCAAACACAAGGAGCCAAGCGTATCGCCGATGGCCACCATGTTCTTGGGGTGGCACAGCGCAAACGTCGTCTTATCCCAATTTCGAGGGACATGCACGTACGTTCCGTCTTCCAACAACAGGTAGTCGGCACTGCAGAAATTCTGCTTGTCGAACGTGCCCGTTTCCGCTTCGATTGTGAACACAATTCCTTTCTTGGCTAACCAAGCCACAAATTTCTCCCGGTCGTCAATGTCTGCTTGCACAGAGTCGTCTCCCATGGCGATCATTTGATCCGCTCGCAGCGTTGCCTTGTTGTCAATCTCGTAGAGCACTCGCAACATGGTTACAAATTGCGAATTCTCATCGAGAGTGAGCAAGCCTCCACTGACCCGCAGTCCAGCGATCAGCTTCTTGATCACGGTGCCATTGCTAAAAGCTATGGTTCCGTAATTAAGAGAAATTTGTCTGTTGTCAGCAATCTTAGTCCACTTGGGCGTGGCATTTAGACACTTTCGTTTGCGCAGTGCATGGGTGGCATCATTCCCCCAGCCAGGCACAGTCATGTCAAAGAAGGCAGCATCGAAGCTGTCCCACTTGTCTGACACTTTCTGCGCCCTCTTGATGAGTTTGTTTGCGCCACCTTTCAGCATAGCGTAGCCGATTTTAGACGGAGTGTTAATGAAATTGTTGTTCGCTTTCGCGGTGTACTCAGTCCACAACATCCTGTCGACGATGAGGTCGATGAAGTCCACACCATAAATCAGCCGCCACCGGTTGGTAGCGACTTTCTTAGGATTGTGGCCCTCATACTTCCTAAAAGCACGCAGCGGAGCAGCAGCGTAACGAGCTTGCTCAGGCGTACAAGCCTCATAGGACTGAAGGCGTTTCCGCACTTCGTCTATGAGGCCTGCTTTGCCGAGCTTGTCGAGCACTTGCTGATTGGACGTTAGTCCTTCTCGCATGTAGACCGCTCCTGGCGTCTTCGACATATCGCACAAAGCGATTGCTCGCTCTATGTGCACGTCAGAAAACGCATCGAGAGGAATCTCAAATTCGTGTCCTCGGAAGATCTCTTCGCAATCATTTAAGGCCGCGTTGAGAGCAGGGGTGGAAGGGGGGGGGGTCAAGTTGAACTTGTCACTTTGAAAGTTGAATGATCGAATCTCGTCCTCCAAATCAGAAGTCGGGAATTTGTATTCTACTTTTCGCGCAAACTCTGGGTAGTGTTTGTTGACATCCAGCGATTCCACATATTTGTTTTTAGTGGCGCCGGCGCGCAGGGGGGCGATAGGAGATGCAAGCTCAAACCAAGAGCGAGGCTCAATCGGAACTTTACCAGGGATCTCTCCACTGGATTCTTGCTTCTTTTCCTCTCTAGGCTGGGAGTCTGCTACGACTTGATTAGCGTCGCGTTCTCTCCTTCTCTTGCGGCGCAACTGACTCTTAGTCAGGGCCACTGGGGCTTGTTTGTCTGTTGAGGCGGGCGGAACTACTCCAGACGACTCAAAAGGGTTTTCTGAGTGCTGCCTAGCGTATTTTTCCTCAAACTCTCGATCCTCTTTCTCCGCATCTTCTTTTTCTTGCTGACGATTGTCTTCCTGTTGCAAATTAAAATCTGCGTCCATCAACTCATCAAACTCATCGCCAGAGAACCAACGGTACTTACCATTGATCATCACGAAGTAATCAGACGTGTTTTGGTCGTAAACATAATCTTTCGCCACAATCTTATTGCGCACTTCATCAGCATGCAACGCCATGAACTTTCGAAAGTATTCAGGAGAATTCTCCTTCACCTTTCTAGACATCAACGGGTGCTTCAGCCAACGGACAATGTTGTCGAACGGGTACGCTTCATTTGTCAAGGGAGGATAGCCACCACACTGATGAATGGCGATGACTTTCGTTTCCTTGGCATCTGAGCGAGAAGTGATTAGAGGGGTTCCGCTAAAACCTTGCTCAGTGGAAATCCTGTGGTAATAAGTGCCCATGTTAAGGGCTCCGTTTCCATCAGACTCCCACACATCAGATTGCTTATCACCGGCTTTAGAGCCGTAGACGCGACAATACTGAGGAATGGCTGTAGCGGGGACAGACACGGCACTGCGCATTTGAAGATCAGACCACACAGTGTGGCTCGTGATCCTAATTACGGCAATGTCGTTGAATGGTGCATTCAAAACGATTGCTCCGTCAAAAGTGCTCACTCCACGCGCACTGACCAAAGTGACTTCGGTGGTGGAATTCATGTGTTTCAACACATGAGCAGCTGAGACTAGATAGTCTTGATGACGAACGCACATACCTTGGTAAGCGCCGTTCGCATAGACCTTCGCAACCGCATAATCCATGCTTTTTGCCCTGGTTATGGTAGACCCAGGGTGCACAGATTCTGCAGATTTGTGGTGGTGTTGCTCCAGCTCCATCAACTTCGATTCTTCTGAGAAGCGATAGAAGTTTCCGTCTGGTCCTTTGTAAATAGACACCTTTTCTACGAGAGCGAACGTTTTCACGTCCACTTCCGTCTTAGGGTTTCTTAGAACAGGATTCGGAATGTACAACCGCTTGGTTCTTCTGTAGCAGCGCTTGCCAGCAGCAACCAAACACTCGAGCAAATGCTCCAGAGCGTTCAGCGTCGCGGTAAACACCACCGTGAGGAAATAGGCGATGCACATGATAGCGAAAATAGCCGACGCAAACTTCGCTGCAGCTGAAAGAAAAGGGTGAGCAATGAAGAACTGCAAAATGCAATACCTAAACCACTCGAACCACGTCTCCTCAGCTTCGCGTTCTGCGTGAGCTTGAACCATCACAGCCTTGTGTGCAGCCATCACCAAAGTGATAAAGCGCATGAGCTTTTTCCCAGAAAGGAGCTCCAACAAGGACTTGCCCCGTCCCAACATGACGACTTTCGAAGCTTTTCCAATGGGCCAGCCAAGTTCGCGGATAAGGCGAACCGTCTTGGACACAGGGTTGTTTTCCACGTAAGTGGTCCAAAGATCAACAGCAGCGTACAACGCCACAGTGTCTCCTTCCAACAGCTTCTTGATCGCATGCGGGTCAGAAGTCTGGGTGTTTGCATGAACGATCATTTCGCGTTCAAGCAGGTCCAGGTACTTCTCCGCCTCGTTACCCTCCACTTCGTCGTCTGAGTCAGGGCTAGCTCCAGGGACTACCGCATCAGCTTTGAGCTTTCTGCAGCGCCTCTTCACTTGACTCTTCGTCA